GGTTAATATGTTGATGGTGTAGATATGCAGAAACATCTGGCCGAGCCATAATGTGACCCTTACAGTATTCTTCTGACTCAACAAAATCATAGAAATCCGTGATAGTAGTTATTTGGTTTGGTGTTCTTTTCTTTCCAGATTCAAAAAAATTTTGTCGCCACCTTTGATCAAAATGTTCTCCGTGGCCGACCATATCAAAAACCATACCAACAGATACAATCATTGCGTGTGTATGTGTGCAGTTTTTCAAGTAGTCGTTGACTTCACTTCTATAACAGAACTGAACATCATGTCCAGTGCTTGCTCCTGTAAACCCACCCGACACCATGAAAGTTGTTGTCTGTGTTTGTTTCTCTATACCAAAGTCCCATTCAAGCTTATCTGGATATACTACCAAGAACAAAAGATTAGGTTCCTTAATCTTTATGTCTTTAGTTTCTGATTTCCAGAGACTTACAAATTCTTCAAAGTTTTTCATCACACATATACCCTATAATTCGATGTTCTTGCACTTTCACGGGTCGCATCTTTGCTAAAGGAACAGGTATTAGAACAAGGTTTCAGACATGTAGACTTGTCTTCCCAAGATAATTGCAACACATCATAAAACACATCGTTCATAATTTCCTCTAAATTTTTCTCTAGGAGATTATTAGATGTGTTGTGATAATAGTCATCATAAAATTTCTGATCGCCAAGAAGATGTTTTGAAGAGGGAAGATAACAACACGGCCAAACACGGCAAAGATAATCAATGTAAATAGAATTTGCTACTTGGAACTTACATATAATATCTTCAACCTCCTTATTTTCATAACGGTCTTTCTTTATATCTTCCCACTCTGGCCATAAATCCTGTGGTTCTAGCTTATACTCCTTTCCATGATAAGTGAAAGGTTCAACATCCATTCGATTTGAATACTGATATGTGAACTTATGAAAACCATATTGTTTTGATAGTTTCTGTGCATCCTCAAGTTGATGTTGATTATGTTTGAATATAATCATCCTCCACTCTGCTTGTCCCCCAGCATCAATAAATGCAATTGCGTTTTCTATAATCTTGTCGTAATTTGCATTTATTCTATAGAGGGGTAGTGCATCATGAAGTCCATCCAAACAGAATACTACTCGACTTCCCGCACTCTTACTATAGAGTTTTCCTAACTCAGACCACCACTCTTTTGATCTCAGTGACCCATTAGTACTAAGCAATATCCTTGCTCCGTTTTCAATTATATATTGGCTAATCTCATAGAAGTTGCTACTGGCAACATTCTCAGAAACAGTTCCATAGAATTTTATCAATCCTACATTACCAATATTGTCAAACGATGTTTTGAAATCATCTAAAGACATTTGATAGTTATCCAGAGTTGGTAGGGGATTACCACTAGTATCAGGATTCTTTTGTAACACACCGTCCTTAATTGTATTACGAGCGCACTGAGGACACATTAAATTACAAATGTTGTTCAACTCATAAGATGCATCAACTGGTTTAGTTAGATCAATCATCAATCTCTTTCAATACATCTTTACCAAACTGTTTAACTAGCGACCGCCTCATGAGTTCCTTACGTTCTTTGTTAAATCCCCCATGCATAATAAAATGAAACCTGTTCTCATTTGAACTGTTTAGGGCTTCGTGATTTACTCCATTGTCAAACCAGAACCCAGTACAATTTTCAAACGGCAGTTCTTCTTTTGTATCTGTGCGCCTCAGATAACAATTTTCAGGTTGATAGAACGCAAGATTGATTGCACCAGCGATATTTCTTACTCGACCTTCTTTTATTCTTTGCTCAGATGCATCATTGTGGTCTACAATAGCACCACCCGGCTCCAATAACATAAACCGCAAACGTCTGTAAGACTTATGTGGAAAGTCTTCCAACCATCTCTTAGTCTCAGGTGCGACCTCTGCAATCTCAGTCCACCCCCAATCAACATCATTTTCAGAAAAACCATGACCCTCTGGATTTTTTGTGTGATGCCACCCTAGTGATGGGTCAGAACCTTTCTCCACAAAACTATGTATGGCCGCAGAACACCAACCATCTCCGTCACCGTATCTATGATCTACAAAGAACCCCTCATCATATACTGCTTGTGACTCTTGAATACAAACCTCTGGTATCTCTATATCAATCTTGAGATACCAAATATCATTATCTCTACACCAATCCACAATTTGTTTGTGTCTCATCTACCAATTACCATGAATCGTTTCATACCATTATTTAGTTCTTTTGTTCCAGAATACATTATATCAACAAGTTCAGCCTGTTCTGCCAGTTCATCTGGACCACTAACACAATTTATATGATCATCCCACTGTTCATCATCTGTTGATTGCAAGACATAGAGATAATTTTTATTTTCATTTAATTTACGAAACCTAGACATAGGATACATATGTTCACAAGATGTATTAATTACTAAATCAAAATTTGCTGTTGAAACTGGTTTATACATAACATCATGCAATTTACATTCATAGAAACACTTTTGTTCAGAAATATTATGCATCTTATATCTTTTATTAAACTTATAACTAAATTTTATAACATCAGGATCAATTTCCAAGTTAAGTATGTATTTTACACCAAGTTCATCAACCAACAAAGGATTAATAAAATTTGCATACCAACCTGCTATAAGAAGAACCCTATCAATATTGATACCTAGATTTACAATCTCTGAAACTAACCAAAGTTTACTTTGTAATTGGGAGTATGTTGATGCATCTCTAATTCTTTTCATACATTGTTTATAATCTTCTTTATCTGCCAATGAAAGAGCAGACTTCCAATCTTCAGCTGTATCAACCGTAAATTTTATATGATCTACCACAGTTCTTTTATCTCATCAGTATTAACGCCCTCAGTTTGAGAACTATTATTAAACAAACAAATTTTGTGGTCTTCTCTTATTTTCTTTTTCTCCATGTCATGTGGAAAAATATTTCCCTTGTACCATGAATATATATCTCCCTGTGGAAATCCCCGCAAAAATCCTCCATCTTCTTTCCAAGGGTCATACCAGTGGTGTGCAAGATAATTATCTAAGCTTGGTGATGTAAAGAAAACCACTTCGGGATGTTTCACAACATGATCCCATACAGGCATCATCTGACCCTTCTTCCATACTATGACTGATGAATTAAGAGGTGTTGACTTATGCTTTGCATAGTTTTGCTTAACAGTATGAATATCATTCCACCAGCCACGAACAATCCATGGCTTGTCGTTAGGTAAATCAAAGAAATACTTTAAGTCTTGATGAATGATAACGTCAAGGTCAAGGAAAAGAAACTTGGAGTTATCAGAGAAATATCTATTGTCGCCGGGGATTTGGTGTTTAAACATATAACACTTACGATACGCCCAGAAGAAACCACGGTCTTCATCATAGAACTCGTCCAGTGTAGTTGGAATTGGAATGTGCCAGTCTTTTGTTGGTTTGTCAGTAAAACACCAGAACTTAAATGGAACAGAACAGTTTGCCTCGCATTGTTCTTTTAACTTCTCAACATAGGAGTCATCATACTTATCTCCCCACTTTATACATAATATATTATTCATCTTCATCCTGTTCATATATAAAATTGTTATTTTTATGTTCGTATTTTTTAAAACGAGATAAGAAAAATCTTACCCTGTAAATAAATTTCTTAATGCTCATTATATATCTCTTTGTATTGTTCATATAAAAAATCTGCAATAAATTTATGACCCGCAGCATTAGGGTGAGTATCGGTTCTAGAAATCCTAAATTTTGACCGTGATGGGTCTTTTTTATCAAGAATATCATCAATACAATATCCACCAATTTCACTCATTAATGGCCAACCTATAAATTTGTCTGATATGTTATTTTCAATGTAATCAAGATAAGGACTTGTCAATATTTCATTTGCTGCTTCCCGGCGACCTTTTTGATTTCTAGGCCAACTGTCGTCAGTTGACAGATAACTGCTGTTCCAAAAAACAGTTTGTGTGCCTTGAAGAAACATGTAAGGAATATCACTTAAATTTTTTTCAGCATGTATGAATGTTCTCATAGTGTTGCGGGTTGCATGAAATTCGTTTTGTTTTTCTAAAATATATTTTCTCCCGTCTTTTAGCCAATCTTCTACATGGTCGTGATCAGTTATATTAGTCCATCTATTAAAATCTGTATGACATTGAAATCCCACTCTTCGCCACTCACTCCACATCAAAACTACAAGACCAATATTCTTTTCCTTTAATGTAGCATCAACAGTTTTTGCCAAAATATAATCATTACCCGCACCAGATTTGCCTAGGTTGACACATTCCATATCAAGCATATCTGCAAGGTGTTGCGGCCATCTTGGAAAATCAAAGTTTAAGTTAGGACTTTGATTTGAAGTTAAATAGTGCGATGTAAAACTACACCCAATAGCAATTAGTTTTTTTCTAGAAGATTTTAACATTATATAATTTTGAAAACTCCATTGCATCGTCCCAAGTATCCACTATCGGCATACCCTTTATATTTAGGGATGTGTTCAGAAGCATTGGACAACCTGTTTCATCATACCACGCTTCTAGTATTTGACGAATTACAGAACCGCAATTTTTCTTGACCACCTGTACTCTTGCCGTACCGTCAACGTGTGTAACAGAACTGTAATCGTGTTTAACCTTTGCGACAAACTGCATGTACTCGTTCATTGGCCCTTCAAAGTATTCGTCTGCATACTCTTCCAGAATGGCTGGTGCAAAGGGACGAAACTTCTGTCGTTTTTTAATATCGTTCACAGTGTCCTTGATGTCATATCGTGGATCACCAAGAAGTGATCGATTGCCTAAAGCTCTTGGTCCAAACTCTGCTCGACCATTTGCAATACCACACACCTTATTTTCTAACAGTTCTCCCACCACTTCTTTTGAGTTAATATCCCGACTAATAAAAGTTCCAAGATAGGGATGATTCCACTTCAACTTCTTTTTAAGAACCAACGCAGCTGCGCCCAGCGCACTACCAGCATCGCCGGGTGAAGGCATTATCCATATATTCTTACCTTTAATCTTTGAATTCGCAACACAGTTCAGCGCACACCCACCCATGATAACTAAGTTTTCATGGGGACATAACTCTACCAGTTTAAGTAGTTCCCTCTCGTAGAGGTCTTGTATGGACGCTGCAAGGTCTTCTGGACGTGCTTTAGGGAATATATTTCCAACACCCCTATGGTTGTTTTCCCACAGATGGTCTTGCAAATCATATATGGGTTCACCAAATGCAGCCATACCCATAGTGATATATTCGTCCTCGTTAGGTTTCAGTCCTATACGTTGTGTGATTGCTGAGTAGAGAAGACCAAGGGAGTGTGGGTATTTCCATGTCATAATTTTCTTCATACTATCATTTTTGCATTTCCATATAGACATAGTGTCCCACTCACCGATTGCGTCGATGACTAGAACATTGCACTCATCAAATGGGGATGTATAGTAACCAGCTGCTGCATGACACTCATGGTGTCCAAAATACACATCGTATTTTCTACGAGGCTTCTGCCATTTTTGTCCAGCATAGATTCGGCGTAAGTTCTTACGAAAAGGTTTCTCGTAATACGCAACTATGTCGGGTTTATTGATTTTAGATGTAGGCAATTGTGTGGGATGTATCCACTTATCACCCTTCTTTCGACTATGACGTTCACTGTGTGAAGCAAAATGAATTTGGTCATTCCTCAGTAAGCAAATGCCAGCGTCATGAAACCCCTCCGAAACTCCAAGTATATTCATAATATATCTCTATATTATTTAAACGGGATGTAAACCCCCTCTACTTCAAATTTTTCACTGTCGGACAATTTGAGCTCAGCACCATTTGAAAATACCATGTATCCTAACAACACATCTGTAGGGTTATCTGATTTGCGAATAAATGTTTTTGCGTTTTTGAACTTATCTTCTTTTTCTGAGTTCTTCACAACGTCTTGTTCAAAAATCTTGAGTTTAAGTTTAAACAACTTTTCTTTTTGATCAGCATCCGTATTATCAAATTCTGAGAGAAAATTAATAATATTATCTTCAAATTTATTCTTTGGATTTCCATCTGCATCACCAAAGACCACATCTTCCCTCTGGGCCCAAGAACGAAATGCCTCACGAAACTCCTCACGGAAATTTTCGTTTCTTACATCACTACGTCTATTAATTTCTTCATAAGGAAATTCTGCAACAAAATCTCTCCACTGCTCATCTTCCTCATCAACCTTAATATAATGTTCGCGTGTAGTTCCATCATCGTCTGTCCACAAAACTGCGATAGTGTCCGATTCTGGATTGCTGTAATAAAAATCTGTAACTTTGTCTGACCACAAATATGCCATTTATTTTCTCCTGTATAATCTATTTATAAGACTATTAAACGTGAACAATCTTGAATGTGTATGTGTTAATAGTTGCAGCTGATCCGTTAGGAAATTCCTGTGAACGATAATCATCACCAACCTGTAGTTGTTGATAATTACCAGACCCGTTCAGTCGAGTGTCAACCATAGCAGTACCTCTGGCATTACCAGAACCGTTAATATTATAACTTAATTTATGTCCACCAGAATCCTCTGCTGCAAAATGACGAATATCATTTTTTAAAATTGCATTGAAAGCAGTTGTATCAGAAGTCAAGTCAACCTGATTTAGATTACCGCTGGAGTCAATTAATAGTGGGGCAACTGTCGGAAAAGTTCTACCAAAATTAGCTCTTTGTAAATAATAAGATGTGATAGTCGTAGGTTGATCAAGTGTCTCTGGAATACCAGCAGCGCTGTACGCACTCGTATCTGCGCGGGTATCTAAAAATACTGCCGTACCAGCACCAGAAGCTTCTGCATAATTAGTGACAGATGCAGCTGTTGATATTGTATAAGTACCATTTGTTGCTGCACTCTCACTAGCAGTTATCATCGCATCTAAAGTTGCATATATGAAAGTATCCACATAATCTGTTGCTGACATTGCCTTTATATTATTACCATCTTTGTATGCCGGAAAAGCAATATTGTTTGTATCCGCCTGTGCAGTCAATGAAGTGTCATATGTCGGACCTGTTATTTTATCATAGTTGACAGTCACAGTAGCAGGTTCAGCAGTTGTACCTTCTGCAACAAATGCAGAACCCCCACTGCCTGTTACTGATGCAGCACCAGCCTTCAATCTGGTATCTGCCATAGTTGGAGAAAGTGTTCCACTACCACTAACAACAGAACATGTTACAGTTGGATCAGTTGCATACAAATATGCTATGTATGTTTTCCACTGAGTAATATGATCTGCGGTCATATCAACAATACTTGTCCCATTATAGTATACTGGTGTTCTAACTGTCATTATTCATATCCCTATTGTATTTATATTGCTTGCTTAATTGATATGACATTAACCTTTTCCTCTGTCATCATAATAACCATTAGTATTAATATACACTGCTGCTGAAGCATCCTGTCTGTATGCTACCTGACTAGAAGTATCAGTTCTAACAATGTGCGTACCAGCAGCCCATGTACCATTGTTATTGGAACTGTTTTCACCACCGTTGTTTAGATTATTACTTGAAGCTGCAACATCAGTCACGCCTGGATTTGTGATGGTAAATCTGACAGCAGCATTACTACTCGCAATAACAGCAAGGATACCGAGTATAGCTCGTGTTTCAACACCAAGTGGTGTTGAAACAGTTTGTGTAAGTCTACTAGTTCCAGGCGACCCATTACTCAGATTATTAATTTGAGAATTAAAGATGAACTCGTCACCAAATTGTTGGAAGTTTAAAATATTTCCCGAACCATCGGTGAGAACTGCTCCAATACGTCTAAATGCAGAAGCACTATTGTTTGCAACTAGATTTGCAGCAGTTACACTCGTATCAAAACCAATATCAACACTGTCACTAACGATAATGGCATGAACGTGATACCATGTGTTATTTCCCAAAGAGACACCTGATGCCAAACCACCATTACCTGATCCTGATGACCAAGTTGCATCAATCCTTTTAGTCATCGCAGAGTCCAACGTAATATTAGTAGAATTTGCATTATCTCTTACTTCGCCTTCTGCAACAGTAATATCATGATCGGTATCAGTTGCGTTTGATAATCCCATACCCGATAGATGACCTCTAGGTAAAGACGACGCCGAAGCGGCTGTTGGACCCAACACGTTCTCTTGGGCATCATTAAATGCGCCCGTCAGGGACAACAATGCTGTACCAGCAGAGTTCTGGATTTCTACATCTGTCCCACCAGTAGTGGCGTTGCCAACGCGAACTTGTATTACTGTGCCACTGGCGTTCTTAATAAGCAACTGTTTTGGTGTTGCAGCTGCATCTATATATGTTTTAAGTCTTGCCGCAGTAGTTTTTCTATTTGTACCACCCGCCCCGTCATCAACAATGAACAAGTCTGCATCAGCGATAGCAGCACCAATATCAGTTGCACCATCAATATCAAGGTCAGCAACAGCGATAGACCCATCAGGGAATACTGGTGCTTGACTAAAGGTTACTACACCGTTAGCTGCAATTGCGATTGCATCTGTGTCACCAACAGAACCGATATTACCAGTATTAGGAATGACAATGTTACCACCTGTGGTCATAGTGCCACCGCCAGTGTAAGTTCCACTCACATCTAGATTTGCATTTACATCTACAAGTGTAGCATTAAGTTCAATTTCGTCTGTTGCATTAATGTCCAGAACTGTTCCGCTTGGTGCATTAATATTCTGAGAGGCATCATTGAATTGTAACTGCATGGTGCCGTTAAGCAATAGTCCAGTGTCAGCAACATGCGTAAGGGTTACATCTTTATCTGCACCAAAATGAATAACAGAAGCATCACTAAGGAGTATTAGGTCATCACCGATAACAGCATCTAAAGCTACCGATAGACCACCATCAGTTTGTAGTGAACCATCTGTTGTACTTGTTGCAGCAGTTGTATCATCAGTCTTGATAATACCACTCGCAGTTATGGCAGCAGTCGTTGTTGCTCCTGCTACATCTACGGCACCTGAGAAGTCACCTGTGGCAGCATCAATCTCACCAGAGATGGTTAAATTTCGTATTCCAGTGTAATCTTTGTTGGAGTCTAGTATAACTGCTTTAGAAGCAATGGCATTACCAACAGCTGTGCTACCTAAGTCCAGTGCGTTAAGTTCTCCAACCACAGCAGTAATACCGTCTAGAACATTAAGTTCAGCAGCCGTAGATGTAACACCATCCAGAATATTAAGTTCAGCAGCAGTTGATGTAACACCATCTAGAATATTCAGTTCAGCAGCCGTTGATGTAACACCATCCAGAATATTCAGTTCAGCAGCAGTTGATGTAACCGCAGTCGAACCAATTATAATTCCTGTTGCAGTAATCGTTGATTTAAATATGGCCGCACCGTCAGCACTACCATCAAGAGTTAACATGGTGATATCGGCACCACCATCTGTTCCCTTGAATATAATGTCACTATCGTTTGCTGCGGCATCAATTGTAATGTTACCAGAACTTGTCGTTATGTTTACAGCACCATCACC